GGATAAAACGCCTGAAGGGAGCGATGACACTCCTGATAATCCGGATGAATATAAGACGCACATAACTGATGCATTTGACACGCTGTGGTTAGGCATGAACTTCTATTTCACGGCACCTGGATCAAACTCTAGTGGGGTATTCTTCCTGAATAACAGGTAGCCACCAACCAGTCTCAAGCAATTCTCATAGAAAAAAAGGCAAAGAGCTGATAACCAATAAAAGGGGAGGAAAAAGAGGGAATATTTTCTCCTTTTTCTCCCATCCGATCACGCACCGCCCTAAGAAAATGTTTCGATCTAAAGTTTTTTTTCACCCCTTATATGCTGGGCTTTGCCTCCTGTAAACAAATTTCATTTTATCATTTTTGGGCCTCTGCCATGTCCTTTACGACCTACTGCATACCCGATACCTTTGCTGAAAAACAAGACATGGACCCTATCCTTAAACAACAATTACTCGCATTCATACTTGGTGGTAGCTTCCTATCAACCATCACAGGATTCGTCACCCTCAAATACACTAAAAAGCAGGCAGAAGCTAAAGCCCTAAGCTCTGTACAAGACGTATATCAGGAACTCATAGCAGACCTGCGAGCTGATAAGGAAGCAATGAAAAAAGATAAAGTGGAAAGCGAAACGAGATGGACAATCCGCATTGAAAAGCTGGAAAGCAATCAGCAATCGCAGGATAAAAAGATAGCGGATAACGAAAAAGAAATAGCTGATCTCAAACGATTCAAATGTATAAACCTATCGTGTAACAATCGAAAACAATGAAACACTATGCACACATTCTTATTTGTACTGCCAGCCTTGCATGCGCTTGTTCTTTTTGTGGTTGCCGTGCTACTTATCAAAACGATAGTAGCACTCAAGAGCAAACCCGTCTTTCTATCTCAGACTCAGCTCTACGCATCAGAACTGAAGATACCTGCTCCCGATTCAACCTTAATCAAGAAGAAGCGGGCAAAGGCTGGAAAGTCAAAGTTAACTTCGACACATCAAAGCCGGCAGATCCGGAGACCGGCTTATCCCCGATATCGAATATCGAGATTGAAGGGAACGAAAAGACAGTCAAGACCTTGCTACAGGAAGATGACACTATACACGTATCTGAGAGTCAAGAAACGAAGAATGATCTCACGCTTCAGCAAAGCAAACAGTCAGCCTCCCACAAAGATGCCGGCAGTTCTGTAGCTGCCGGGATAGACAACGGGATCAAGTATGGCCTGATCATCGGGATCCCTATTATTCTTATCATCTTAACATTAATCATCCATGCAAGATTCAAGCAAAAGGATTCATCAAAGTAAAATATGGAAGCTGATGGAACGATATGCGGATGGGAAGCCTATAGAGTTTTCCATCCAGTTCTGCAAGAAGAGTACCGGGGAACTAATCACTTATGAACGTGCTGTACTCACTTCATTTCATAGCAGCGGTAGTACAATCAATGTACTGCAAGCCGGTGAAGCCACACCACGCAAGATCCGGCGCTGCCTTATCACCCAGTTTAATCATCTCAAAGTATATTTCTAATGAAATCAGAGCAACAACCTAACCTAGTTATGAAAGGGTACGAAACCTATGCAGTCCTGAAAGGAGGTGAGAAAGTTATTCAATTCAGTGATAACAGCGACATTGTGACTGACAAGGAGGCATCAGCCGTTGAAGTCGTCCCTAAGGGAAAGAAGGATCCGATCAAGTTCATTCCACGCGGAAGGAATAACGACATGATGTACGACATCATGCGTAAAATCGGCACCAACGTTACCATCGGCAGTAATGTTGAATTTAAGAATAAAGTCGTGTTTGGAGACAGCATCCTTGTCTACAGGAAGAAACGCGACGGAAAAACCCGCAAAATCATCAAAGAAGAAGTGCTTCCGGAAGAAGAACCCGAAATCTTTGAGTTTCTTGAGAACAATAACTTCAACTTCATCCGTGTAGAGCTCGCTAATGATCTTGTCATCTTCTACGATGCTTATTTAGAGTATATACTCAGCAATGATCCTAAATCGCCCAAACTCGTACAGATCAAAGCAAAAGAGGCAACCTGCTCACGTATTAGCGAGATCGATGAGAAGACCGGTAAAAGTGAATGGCATGGGTATTCAGCAGAATGGAAGAAAGGAACCCCTGAAGATCTTGTCGCCACTCCCCTGCTCGATCGACAGACTCCTTTGCTGGATCTTAAGAAAAGGATGGGACTTGCTCCTGATGATGAAGGAAACCTCGTCATCGGGAAAGATCGCAGATTCATTCACAATCTGCGTATTTCGACGCCAGGACGTTTTTATTATAGCCGGCCCTATTGGTGGAGCGTATTTGCTTCAGGATGGTATGATTTCTCCTGCGCTATTCCCATCTTCAAGAAATCTCTGATTAAAAATCAGATGGCTCTCAGGTATATCGTATATATCAAGGATACATTTTGGGAGAAGCTATTTGCAGACGAGAAGGTCGTCAAAGATGATGAAAAAACTGCCCGCAGGCAAAAGTTCCTTGAAGACATGAACGATTTCCTTGCCGGCGAAGAAAATGCCGGAAAAGGCTTTGTTTCACATTTCAGGTATGACAGAGTAAAAGGCTTCGAGGATAAAGATATCATCATTACTCCTCTTGAATCGTTCTTCAAAGGTGGCGAATATATTGAGGATAGCGAGGAAGTAAGCAACATGATGTGTTATGGAATGGGAGTACATCCTTCCATCATCGGATCCGCACCCGGTAAAGGCAAAAGCATTAATGGAACTGAAGCACGCGAACTGTTCACCATCGAGCAAGCCCTCATGAAAATGTACCAAGACGCAACCCTTGAACCTCTGTACTTTGCCAAGGCAGTCAATCAATGGCCTTCGGACATCTATTTCTCTGTAACCAACTGCCAGCTCACCACTCTTGATCAGGGAACGGGAGCTACAAAAAACACAGGTCTAACTCCAGAAACTGAAGAAAAATGAACGCATTAATTCCCGATATTGAGACCTTAAAGAAGGTAGTCAAGATCAATTCGTCATTACCTTATGAATCTATTGAACCGTATATTGAGGATGCTCTTGATATCTATGTTAAGCCCTATATAGGGCAATCCGTCATTAAACAAGCTCTGACAGACCAAGAATCTGAGATATATAGCAAATTATTGCGTGCGCTTGGCCCGCTGACCTTAATGCTTGCGACGAATGAACTCGGAGTCATGTTCGGGGATACCGGCATCACGGTCAGTAATGTACAAGGACAACGTTCTCCGGCCAGTGATTCAAAAATAGCGGCGGCAAAGGAGAACCTGTGCTTCCGGGGAATGCAAGCTCTTGACCGGCTTATAACCTACCTGGAAGAAAATAAGGAAGATTTTCCGGAGTACGTAACAGACCATATTTCCCGTTTCTGCTTTATCCGAAATGCACACGATTTTCAGGATCTTGGCATGGTAGACATTGGTTACTCCACTCTGTCTTATCGTATCATGTACCCCACAATCCGTCAGCTTCAGGAACGAAATATTCGTGAAATGATACCGGACAATGTATATGCGGATTTAAGGGAAGCATACTCTAAAGATAAACCGACACCCAAGCAGCAGGTTCTCATTGATCATATCATTCGTTTTCTTGCAAATAAGACGGCAGAGCTCTATACCTCACAAAAGACAACCGAGCAACGTGTCGCCAGCAAAGCAATAGAATATTCACCTGCCATCCGCCCGATTTATCAGGATCCGGACGCAAACGGTAATTTCTTTGCTAGTCAGGCAACCTACTATGCCGGGAAAATACACACTTATCTGGCCGAAAATGCAGAAGAACTAGGCATTGAAACAAGATCCCAAGCTATTGACTTTAACTCCAAGAAAAAGAAGCTATTCACTTCAATATCATAATACTATGCATACGATACAAATCAATGACGATACATACACACTTCCTGGAAGCTGGGACGAGCTCACCCCGAAGCAGCTCCTATACCTGGTTAAACTCACGAAATCGAATATACCGGTAGAACAAGTTAAGATCTACATGATGCTCTATTGCCTGAAAGCTCACGTATGCCGGCACAAGAAAATTTTCAAAGAATATGTCCGTATCAAAATTGGGCAGGAAAGTGAAACAGTCCGCTTCCGGATCCGCAGCCGTCGGTATCTCCTTCATCCCGAAGAAATCAGTCTGCTCTCTGATCAATTTCACTTCCTGATGCGTGAGGAAGAAAACCGTATCACTTCACAGAGGCTATATCTCATTAATCCGGAACTGACAGTCAATCCTTACCCGACACTCCGCTTCCGGTGCCGGAAATTCATCGGACCGGAAGACCAGTTGTTCGATATCACCTTTGAGCAATTCATGTATATGCAAACCTATTTGGATGCGATGCAGCTGGATCCTCAAAAGATCAACCATCTCCTAGCCTGCCTGTGGCATCGTGGGAACGAATTTGATATCAATCGTCTGGACAAGGATGCAGCTATTCTGAAACGTCTTCCCGACGACAGGAAGATGATCATGTACTGGTACATTCTTGGAAGCCTCTCCTGCATGAGTGCAGCCTATCCACGAATATTTTCCGGAGAAGGGAAAAATAATGGGCGTATATTCGATGCCCAGCTGCGACTACTTGATTCCCTGGCACAGTCTGACATGACCAAGAAGCCGGAGATTCGGAAAGGTTTGTTGCTCGATGCACTATACTCGATGGATGAATCCATCAGGCGCAAGGAAGAAACAGAAGAGAACTTGAGAAATAGATAGAAAAGTTTGTTACTAGCAAACTTTTTATTCGATTTTGTTTGTTACTAACAAACTTTTATCTATCTTTGTAGAGTCATAAGAAACGCGGGTGACGTCCGCATAAGTTCTTTTATATTATGGAACAATTGTTCAAGGCTATCCAAGCGATAGCAGAAGCGAATCCCGATGGATTCACGGTTGACCTCACAACCTTAAAAAAGGTCACAAAAGGCATTTCAGTCGCCTATCTCGAAACCCAAGACAGTTTTGGAGAAGAAGGACTGAAAAGAGTTCTTAACCATGCTTTAATGCACGAAAAGAAAGTCGGTGGATGGTTCAACGAAGAAAACGGAATGTTCTACTTCGATTCTATCCGGATTTTCACTAATCTCGAAGAAGCCAAGCAATTCGGACGTGAAAATGGGCAGATCGCTATTTTCGACATTGGGCAAATGAGACTCATCAAATTGTGATCC